GCCAGCCCCCAATTTCCCCAACAATAGCACTTGACGGGCCAACAAAAAAGCCCGCGCGCTGCATGGAGTCAGCGCGCGGGCAGGTCGAGGCAGCAGGAAGAGGAGAACACCTGCGCTACACGACCATTTTGGACCATACTGGACGATGCTGCAAGCGCTACGTCACACAATCCCGCGAATATTACGCTTCAGGGGCCGCGACCACGGCCCCGAAGCCGCCATCCCATACGCCATCGTCGTATGATCGCCCGCCAAGCTGAGACACACCGCATCCGCGCGGTCGGGCGACTTCATCCCCCGCTTTTTCATGCTATCCTTCGACTCCACCTGCAATTTCCCGCTGCTGGTGAACGTATAGCGCGGACCCGCTAACTCCGCGAACAACTGGTCATCCTTGGGCAGCGACACATCCCGCCGCTCCAGCCACTCCTTGACCTTGAACCACAACTCGGCCCGCATGTTCAGATACGTCGCATTGGCCGCCGCGCGCTCAGACACGTTCAACCCCCGCGCAGGCAGCCCCAACTCCCGCAGACGATCCAACACCCCAGCCCCCAAGCCAATCGTGTCCACAATAATCTCCACCGGGCGCAGATGCAGCGGCGACGTGTCGAACTCCACCTTCACCGCACCAGTCAACTGCATCAAATCCAGACCCTGCCACACCCGCAGCGGATGGATCACAGGCCCCTGACGCTTGCACAGCACGCTGCTGTCATTTCCGTGACGCGCCACGTCCAGCCCCCATACCGCATTCGTGTTCTCGTCAATCTCCACCGTGTTGTTCTGCGCGTACTCAATCAACTCGACTGGAATGACCGTGTCGTCTTCCGCAGGCGGGAAGTTCCCCAGCACACGCACATGATACGCCGGGCTGTTCTCGCCATAGCGCAACTTCATCTCGTTCACGAAGTCGTCACTGACGCGCGGGCTGTCCACGCAACTGACGTGCATCGTGTACCAGTCATCCTTCAGACGGTGGTGCGTCTCGTAAAACAGGCCCGTATTTCGGGTCGGGTTCCCGGTCAGGATCGTCGTCGCCGAATGACCAGACATCGATCCCGCCGCGCTCTCAAACACCGCTTCAGGCACACCGCTCGCCTCGTCCGCAATGAGCAAGACGTTCTGGCTATGGACGCCCGCCAAGGCTTCCGGCTGCTCGGCCCGGCTAGTCCGGCACGAAATGAAGCAATCTGCCGCCCGGCCCTTCAATTCCACGCGATCCGCCTTGATCTCGACCAGATCGACAAACGGCGGCCTCATCTGCTTGGCCAGCCGCTTCACCTCCGAAAACAAGGCGTCAAACAACTGCGCACTGGTCGGGGCCGTCATCACCACCTTGCCGGGCACGCGCCACACCAAGTGCCACAGCGCAGCCATCGCCACCGCCGTGGACTTGCCAACGCCGTGGCCGGATCGGACGCTCAGACGCCGTTTCTTCGGGTCGGCGATGACGGTCAGGAACTCGGCCTGCCAGTCGTCGGGCTGGACGCCCAAGACTTCCTTGGCAAACAGGACGGGGTCGCGCCCATACCGCTCGGCGAGAGCGATGAAGGGATTTTCGGTCTTTTCGTCGATCATGGCTGCCTCCTCGGTGGCTGGATGCTAGGCGGCTGCGAAATTTTTAGCAAATTTTTTTTCGGAGATGGGGCAGTTCGATCTGTGTTGGCCGCCTGAGCAATGGCCCCGCCGCCGCGAGCGAAGGGGGGGGTATTTTCTGCGCTGCGGCGCTGCCAGTGCAGCGAAAACGCCCGGAAAAGCGGGCTTTCCCCTATAATCCACATTATGTTAAATCGAATATCGTGCGTTTTCAGTAACTTAGCACATTCTGCACCGCAATATGTCGAGTATGTGCAACTTCCCGGCCCTCCCGGAAGCGCAAATGCTGCGACTGCATTGCTGCGCGGCAGCAATCTCCTGCGCGTGCGGGCGTCGCCGTCTCGGCGTGCGATTGCGCGCTTTTTCTGCTTGCATTATGTGCGGGCGCACATATTATGTGGGCAATCGCACATAAGAGGAGATAGAGCGATGCAGCACACCGATTTCGCAACATTCAAGCGCGCCCTAGACAATGGCAAGGTTCCGGGCGTCATACTTTGGCAGGGCGCAAGCGCCATTGACGGGACGCCCATTGTGCTTGTCGCCAACCGTTTTGACGGCGCGTCTGAAAACGATAAGACGGGCGGCATGGTGCAAACATGGGTCTTGCCCGACCCACGCGCCGCCGGGATCGAGGTTAACGGCGCACGCCCGGCAAAAATCATGGCATGGCTGAAACAAACGGGCGCGCGCTCAATTTGTGGAGACTGCCCGCATGCGTGGCAATATAACGAGGAAACCGGCCAGTATGAAAAAGGCACATGCTATGTGCGCGAGTATCAAGCGCCAGCCGCCACGCTAGGTGGCGTATACCGCGGCGCATATCCAATCGCGGGCGTCGATTTCCCGGCCGAGTGGATATGGCGCATTGGGCAAGGGCGCAATATTCGCGCCGGATCATATGGCGACCCGGCCGCATGCCCGGCTGACGTATGGCGCGATTTCCTATCCATGGCCAGCGGGCGCACGGGTTATTCGCACATGTGGAAAAGCGCGCATGCGCAAGCGCGCCGGAATGCATGGCGCATGCGCGATTTGCTTATGGCGTCATGTGATAGCGCGGCCGAATATCGCGCGTCAATCGACGCTGGCTTTCGCGCATTCTATGTGGTGCCGCAGGCATCAATCGACAAAAGCGCGTCGCCATATTCAATCGGCGCGCACATTGACGGCGCTATGATGTGCCCGGCGTCGGATGAATTTGAAGCTTCCCACGGGCGCAAAACGTCATGCGAGAAATGCGGCGCATGTTCTGGCGCGGGCGGCAAGGGCGCGCGCTTTCCGTCAGTTTTCATCCCGGCCCATGGTGCAACTGGCGGCCGCATAGAAGAGACGCAATGCCCGGCGGCCGCGCGCATGATCGCGCGCATTCAAGCGGGGGAATTTGCCGATTGATTGCAGCAAGCGCGGCCCCATGTGGGCCGCGTCATGGTGCAATCAACTGGAAAGGAAAACACCATGCTAGCAAAATGGACAGATGAAATGATCTGCGAGTATTTCGACACTCACCTAAACGCGACGCTGCATGAAATCTGCGCCCTATCTGGCCGCAGAAAGGCCGATGTAAAGCGCGTGCTCATGCGGGGGAAAACCGCATGACCGATATCAAGCAAACCCGCGACGCGCTAGGCCTTAGCGCGTCGCAACTGGCCGATATGCTGGAAACAGACGAGCTGTCGATCCGTCGGATGGAAATGTCGCCAGCCGCCAAAAACCATCGCAAACCCGCGCGGCGCATGGCGCGCTTGTTGCAAGCTTATCTTGACGGTTGGCGGCCGCCAGACTGGCCAGAATAAGCCCGAAAACAAACCCGGCGTCATGCGCCGGGTTTTTTTCTTGCCCTATGTGCGCCCGCAAATATGCGGGCGTTTTCATGTGTGCAAACCTATGCCGTGGCCACGCGCTAGCGCCATGGTCGATCCGGCAATGCGCCGCAATGCGGCAAGTTGGATATATTGACCGACCGTTCGGTTGACGACTGACCGTTCGGTCGAGCAATCCACGCCAGACCCTCTCCCATGACGAAAACTACTTTGGAAATCCTCATTTCAAAAAGTCAGATTTGATTTTGGGAGTTACCCCCCTCTTTGTTTTGGCGGACCTGCCCCACAGAAGAGACAGGCCCGTAGAGCCACGGAGAGGCCTCACACAGCCCCGTTAGCGTCTTCCGGGTCATCACCCTCCAGAACGGTGTACTGTCCCTCCACAGCGTCCGATATGAGCGCTGCCGCCTGAGCATGCAAATCTTCGATCTGGATCGTGACGTTCGTGGCCGCTGCCTTCGTGTCATATTTCGGGTTCAGCTTGCCAGCGATCCACTTGTCGGTGTCCACCTGAAGCCTCGCCACGTTCACGTTGTCAGCGGTCGCGTTCTGCGCCGTGTCCACCGCCCTCGCAGCATAGGCATGACCAGCCGCTTGCAGCGCGTCGTTGTATCGATCACGCCGCCCCTCAACGCTGTCGACCCACATGTAGAACGTGCGCCAGCCGACTTGCAGATCGGCGATCAGAGACCTGACCGTGCGCCCGGACATGATGTCACCCAGAATGCGGTCCTCGCCGATCTTCTCAATCTCGGCCACCTGTGCCTTGCGTAGCTTTCCCATCTCTTACCTCAGTGGATTGTTTCGCTATCGAACAGATCGTCGAGGTCGCTGACCGAAAAGCCAGCGCCCCCGAGGATGCTGATCCTGCAATCGTCGCCAAAGATGTTCGCCGCCATAATCAGGAAGATCGCGACGGCCGCCTTCGACGACGGGATTTCTTCGTCCTTGATGATGTCCATCATGACCGTGCCTTCGATAATGGCCTCCGGCGTAATGTCGATGTCAGTCGTCTTTGTCATGTACCGTGGTCCATAGGGCAAACAGGCCGCCACGCTGCGGACGCGGCTCCAACTCTTTTTGCAGCATACCACGATTGCACATTCGGATCAGGATGGCATTGGTGCGCGAGACACCGAGGCACAGCATGTCGGCAACTTGTCTCGTCCGGCGCGGCTTGTGGCAGAAGGCCATGATCTTCTTCTGCTGCTCGTTCACGACCGCGTGGTCGTTGGGCAGCATCCAGTAGCTTTTCCCGCCGCCCCTGACGACCAGTCCAGAGCCACTGCGCGACACGACCTTCTTGTCGAGCCTGCCCGTCGTGTACAACCGATCCAGCGTGTTCCTCGCCTGCGTGTGCTTCTGCCCAGACCGCTTGATGCACTCGTTCAGGTCCAGCCACTCGCCCTCGTCGAAGCATTCGAGCATCTGCTCGGTCAGCGTCTCGTTCGCTCTGGCTCCTCCGGCCTTGGTGCCACAGTTGGGAGCCGTCCCGATCTTTCTGGCCCTCTTGTCGTACTGGATCGCATCCTGCTCCCACAACTCGCGCAGCCTGTCCTCTCCGATCAGCTCCATGACGCGGGGCGGCTGCTTCGTAATAATCTTGGTCGCAACGCGGTGCGCCTTTTCCGGGCTGGTGTAGATGCTCTGCATGTCTGTCCTCCTAGTGCCTTCGGCTCAAAACGGCAGTTCATCGCCGCCATTGTCGAAGAACGACTGCGGCAGCTTCGGATTTCCCACGACCTTAGCATCAGGGAAGTGATTTTTGATAGCGTCCAGTTTCAGGCCCTCGGTCATCCCCCTGAGCGCCACGGCCACTTCGCGCATCGTGAACAGCATGAGGTCTGGCCGATCCTGTCGCAGCTTGGGCCACTCGTCCTCGTCCAGCACGATGGCAAAGTGGAAGTCTTCGAGCCGATACTCCAGATGCTTCCCGGTCGCTGGCTGATGCCCGGCCTGCTCGGCCATCTGGTCCATGGCCTGCATTCCCCGGATGCAATTGTTCGCGGCGGCGGCCACGTCTTCCGGCACCTCCGCCTCAATCGCGGCATTCAGGTGGCAGATGGCCTTGCCGTACTTCACGGCCATCTCGGTGCTGACCAGAGCGGGCAGCCTATCAATCCCCCACTTCCGATCCATCTCGTTGGCCACGCGGTCGAACGGTGCCACCGCATAGTCGCACTGCCTCTGCTTCGGGCTGAGAGCCGGGGCGGCAAATTTATCCCCCGCTCGCTGTCTTCTCGGGCGCTTGGTCTGTGCCATGGTTTTGGTCTCCTCCATCTGTCTGTATCGTCCTCCGACGCCTGTCGGATTTGTCGGCGTCGGCGGGTGCAGTGGTTGTCGGGTTTTCCTAAAGAAAAACCCGACAAACCCGACACCTATCCCGTGCGTCGGGTTTACCGTCGGGTTTTGTAGGGTTTTGTAGGGTTTTGTACACCTAACCCATTGATTTCATTGGAAGTGGAAAAACCCGACAAAACCCGACACCCCACCGACTTCACCCCTTCATGGCACGTCAAAAACGCCCAAGTGTCGGGTTTTTCTGTTTCCTTTGTTTTCAAGCACTTAGCCTTTACCATCTGGTCAAATTCGGACATCTCGCCCTGCCTGTCGGGTTTTGTAGGGTTTTCACGCATAAGTCGTTGATTTCATTAGAAACTCACCTAATCCTACGGTCCACGCGCCACGTCAGGCCGCCTGCCACGCAGAACAGTTTCCGCTTCTCGGTGAGTGCCGTCCACGCCGTCTTCCACGAATCCCTCGGGTTGTTGCTGTCGAACTTTCCCTGCGAGTGGATGCGCAGATCGTCGAGCCGCACGGTGTGGAATTTGCCCCCCTCTGGAAAGCCCACGCCGCCGGGATTGGGCTTGGCCAGTCCCTCGCCGATCATTTGCTCGAACGTGTCGGCGATGATCTTCTGGTTGCCACCGAGCGCGCGCTTCGCGGCCTTGGCTGCCCGGAACTCCTGCTCGTCGGTGGTCTCAATCACGCAACTACTGACCTCGTCGCCGTCCTGATCGATGCCGAGACTGACGGACCGCAGGGCGAATGCGAAGGTCTCGCCGCCTGCGTTGTCGCGCTGTTTCGTCACCATTGCGGCGCGGGCCTGATCGTCTTCCTCGCCGAAAACGCCGACCTCGATTTCGGTGTCTGTGGCGGCCCTCAGGCTGCTGTGGCCGCGTGCGCCTCGGGCGGTGTCCTTGCCCGTGTGGTGGACCAGCACGATGTGGCACTGGATGGCCTCGCGGATCGCGTCGATGTTTCGGATCAGGGCGGTCATGTCTGCCGCGCTGTTTTCGTCGCCTCCGGCCATGATGCGCGACAGCGTATCGATGACCACGACCAGTGGCTGGCCCTCGCCGCGCTGTTTGACCTCGGTCGCTAGGTCTAGGACGTGTTGCAGGTCGGCCTCTTGCTTCAGCAGGTCCAGCCCGGCGCGTCTGAGCGCGAAGACTGCGTCCTGCTCGCCGTGGACCTGTTTGAGTGCCGCCATGCGGTTCTGGACGCCCCTGCCGCCCTCTGTGGCGAGGTACAGGACGCTGCATCTCTTCGTGCGTCGGTTGCGCCAC